CTGCACACGGTGGCACCAGTTCGGGTGACCGCAGATGAATTCCGTGGTGGTTTTCTTGCCGGATACCAGCTGGCTGTCCTCAAACATGGTGTTGTTGGACTCGAAAACATTGTAGCCGGCGATTCTGCCCACCACGCCGGACTGTACCAGTTCCTGAGACAGATCACCCTGCTTGACGAAACGGTCATCGGTCAGCAGCACCTCCATAAACTCCGGAGACGCCAGCAGCCAGCGTTTGCCGTCATTGGGAACACCCATACGGGACTGCACACGCTTTGCCGCCAGTACCTGCTTGTATGCCGTGCTGTCGGTGCAGGCAGTCTTGGACGCTGCCACGGTGATGCCGGCGGTCTCCTCCAGAGCACGGACAGACTTGGTGTCCATGGACAGCCCCAGAGAATAGCCGGCACTGTCCAGACGCTCTGCGGTGATGCCGTCCGGCACGCTGGCAGCGTCATAGCCGTCGATCATCTCGTTGACCGCCTCGTCAATGTCGATGTTGATGTCAAAGTAGGTGGTAGAGCCGGTAGAGATCGCAGCACCATTCTGCTTGTCATACTGCTTGACCTCTACCTCGGTATCACGCACCGGCACCTTGACCTTTCCTGCCTTGGGATTTCCCTCATAACGAGTGTTAAAGATCAGGTTGTCCTTGGTGACCAGCGTGTTCCGCAGCTTCTCGTCCACCAGTGTCGAATATCTTTCCTGTGCAATATGTGCCATAACTTTTCCTCCATAATTCAGATGATTTTCTCAGAGAGGTATTACCCCTCAGTCAGCCTACGGCTGCCAGCTCCCCTGTTAGGGGAGCCTGTAATGCAGCCTCCCTTGAAAAGGGAGGTGGCACGAAGTGCCGGAGGGATTCTCCCTCACTTTTTCAGCCCCGGATTCATGCTGTAAAATGCCGCTTCCACGCCGTTCATGGCACCGGGCAGATTGCCGGACGTGGGGACAGCCGCACGCTCGCCGGGGTTCGGGGCGAATGCGTCTGCATGGGCGGTGCGGAACTGCTGCACCACATCGTCCGCCCCGATCAGCTTGTCACCGTCAAATTTCAGTTCCTTGGATGTCAGCAGATCGGTGACGTACTTTTCGTACACGTCATTTTTCAGCTGCAATCCCTTGACATACTGGGACAGCTTGGTGCGGTACTCGAATGCGGCACGGTCTGCCTCGGACTGCTCCAGCTTCTGCTTGTAGTCCGCCACGCTCGCCTTGATGCCGTCAATGTCCATGTCCTTGTAGGACTGAATGGTCTTGCTGGCTTCGTCCAGCTGCGTCTGCACGGCGGCGGCAGCGTCCTGCTCCGCCTTGATGTCTGCGGCATAGGCTTCCGTGATCTTCTGCACGGTGTCCTTGTCGGTGATGCCGATGCCTTCCAGAAATTTCTCATCGATCATAGGGATAACTCCTTTTCAAAAAAATAAATGTATGAAAAAAGCACCTCAGTCGAGATGCTTCTCATAAGCTTTCAGAAACAGTTTCAAAATAAGGTCAAACGCTCCGAATCCAATGCCGATCCACGAAAGCACAAAGCACACCGTGGGAACGGCAAAGCTTCCGTTCAGGGCATAGAGGAGGACTAACAAAACAATCATTGTAAGCATAACTGCTCCTTTCGGGCATAGAAAAAAGCACCTCGGGTGAGATGCTTTTTCTGTGTAAGATTGCGGAAATACTATCGATTCTCCTCAAAGAAGAAAAAAGGCTTTCCAGCGTAACGAACTGCTTTTTTATTGAGTTCTTTGGCTTTTTTCACAATTTCCAGCGGTGTGTTTTTGGAAAAGGTTCGTGTTTTTCCTTTTATCATATATTTACGCCATTCCATTGGATAATCAATCAGCATTTTCATTTCCTCCTTTGTGCAGCAAAGCTGCCACAACATCACGGGACATTTTTCTCGGCTTTTTGCTGCAATATTCTGCCACGCATTCTGAAATAAATTCGTCTAGCGATTCATCATCTATAAGTCCGTAAATGGACAGTGCTTCTTTTTTCAATTTCATTATAGCATCTTCGTCTAACCCTGTCAAGCTTTCAAAAAAAGCATCTCGAATGTCACGGACTTTTTTCAGTCTTTCCTCATAATCCGGAACAGTATCTTTCAAATGCTTTTGCAATGCATGACCAAGCTCATGGCGAAAAGCGTGATACGGGGAGGAACTTGACCATTTTCCCGTTTTTTTCATTTCAGCAGCAACTTTTGAAATTGTATTTTTTCCTTCTTTGCCGCCTGCACCGAAAATTGAGATTATGCCGTCATTGTCATTGTAAGTACCCCAATAGCCATCATTTTTATACGGTCTTATCAAAACACTTCTTACACTGGGTGTTTCTCCGAACTTCTGTCCAAAGCGGTCATATTCATCAGAAAATTCCTTTGCAAGCTGTGGCGTGATTTCTTTTGTCCCACTGACCTTATCAAATGTGACACTGTAATTTCCTTTTAAGTGCTTGATCTTCTCCGGCGAATACGTCTTTCCCGTACCACCGTTGTCCTTTGGCTCAGGCGGTGCAACTTCCACAGCGTGTCCACTGGGGACATTTCCGGCAGTCTGGCTTGCTGCCTGCTGCCGCTTCGCCGCCTGCACCGCCCTCTGAGCCGTAGACCGTCCGAACCCATTGACCTGCTCCCGGAACGGATCTCTCCGCTGTCCGGTCTGCCGGCAGAAGTCTTTCAGCGTTTTTTCCGCATCTTTCAAAC